GGTGCTGCTGGTTTAGGTGCATTTACTACACTTGCCGCTGCTTTAGTTGCAGCCATAGCCTGAGGATTAATTGGATTTGCTCTAACTGGCCCTGCTGCAGGTACTGCTGGATTAATTTTTGGTGCTGCTGCTGGTCTTAGTGCTGCTGGACCGTCTTGTCTGCCTACACCTGTGCCGCCTAGTTTTGGTTTAGGTGCTGGTTTCGGTTGTGCCGCTGCAATATTTTTTGCACTCTGGTTAGGATCTGCTACACCCTGTCTGCCAGGTGTTGATACTGCCTTAACAAAATCACCAACATTTTTATATGCTGCAGGTCCTGTAGGTGCTTTTGGCTTTGGACTTGTACCTTGTCTTGTGCCTGGACCGTCTTGTCTGCCTTGCGGTGGTGCTTCGTTTAGGCTTTCATTTACAATATCGTTAAGTGCATTAATTGCGTTGTATAAATCCTTCATTATGCTGGCTTTTTCTTTTGTTCTTTATCGTAGTTATAATCATCGTGGAATGTGTATCCGGCTTTGCCTGGCATAGGTTTTGTAGTATTCGCTGATGATACACTACTGCCTTCTTTAGCAAAGTCTGGGCCACTATAGTCTACTTTATCTTTGTCAGCAAATACTGCTGCATATTCTATTTTGCGTGATTCAATAGCCTTAAGCATATTTTCATTGTATTCATCACCTGTTAGACTTTCCTGTTTAGGATAATCACTTTCTTCATTATTATCTAGTAATGATTCTTTAGGTTCTTTTTCTATTTCAATCTGTTCTTCACGAGCAATCTCTTCTGGATGATCACTGTTAATTACTACTAGATGACTTTCAGGAACACCAACAATCTCACTAATATATCTATAAAGTGTATCTGCTGTTACAGGATACTTTAGTTCTGCATCCATAATATAAACTTCTGCATTATTTAGAGTTTGAAAGTCCATGGGATGTTCTTGTATTGGAGTTTTCTTTGGTTTAGTAATACTTGATACTTCATATTTCTCAAGTGCAGTTTCCAATGCATTCATCATGTCATCACTTAGTACATTAGCCATTTTGATGCGGAAATTGAAAGTCTGCTCGTTTTCTACTAGGTAACTTTTAAAACTTTTCATTGTGATATTCCTTGTTGTAATAGTGTATTTATTACTTTTGTTCAGTATTCCTGCCTAAAATTTCCATAAGAAGTTGATTACGGTCTACTGGTTGTCCTTGTCCATCTTCAATATCTTCGCCTCTTGCACTTGCTTCTTTAGCGAGTCTAGCATCCAGCGTTGCTTTTTTTAGTTGGAGATCGACCATGCGCAGTTTTTTATTAATTTTTGCGCTCTTAGCACTTAGGGCTGTGTCTAACATACGACTAGCATTGCTGAAAATTTCACCACTAAAACGTGCTTCTACATTCATACCAAGATCCATCAAGTCCTTAAACGTATCTTGTGCAAGCACTGCAATATCGTCCATTTCTTTGTCGCTTGTATCAAGTTCTTTTACGCTAGGCAATGCTGCATCAATTTTATCTACGTTTGTTAATGCTGTTTGTAGTTGTGGAATATCGTCTGCTGTAACTGCTTCAACTACTGTGCTATTTTCTCTTGCTGTTATGTCTAGTTCATCTGCAGGTGCCACATCAAATAATTCTTCTAGTTTTTTTGTCATACTAATAGTTATCCCTAGCGTTTACCATTGTGAAAAATATCATCTTCTGTAACTACTCTAAAGCGCAAACCTTTATGCTTTGCCCATTTTGCAGCCGCTTCCCATTTTGCATGATTAATAGCAATAGCAAGTTTTTCTTTTTCACGAGTCTTTTCCGTTAGCATTGTTTGTGCTTTGGGTTTAATCTCTATAAGTTCAGCATGTTTTTTACCACGCTTGTCTTGATATACTACAACAAAGTCTGGCACATAAACAGTACCTTTGCCAGTAAGAGGGTTACGATAAGGAATTTGTATACCTTCACTTGCCCAACTTATTACTGCTGGATTATTGTCGCAAAAACGCATGAATGCATGTTCCCATCCACTACGATACCTAGGTGCTTTATTTCCCGTATATTTTGCAGGATGCATACAAGTATATATACCGTTAGCATATTTGTTACGACTAAACATTTATGCCACCACTTGGCGTGCAATGTTCTCATTAGGAGTAATATTAGTTTCATAGCCTAATAAACTACTGCCTCTACGGCTTAAATTAAGGAATGTAGGTATAGCACTTTTTAAGTCGCTTGACTGTTCAAACTCTTTAATAACATCTACAATAAAAATGTTAAGTTCGTTTGCTGCTTGCACAACAGCGGCAGTAAGTGCTGCGGCTGCTTGTTCATTATTAGTTCTAGCAATAAAGAAACTTTTTGCTGCTAGATACTCTTGATCAGTCATTTTAATAGGAGCACTAAAATAGTTAGTAAAATAGTCCTGTACTCTTTGATCAAAATTATCAGCGGGATTTACAATAGGTAGATTAGTATCTTGTGCCATTATAGTTTTAGTAACCTCAAACGTTCTTCTAAATATGTTTTTTCATTTTCAGGCAAGTTAGGAGTGCTTAGACGACTTTTAATGCCCTGTAATTGTGCTTGTCTAGTATTAGAACTAGTACTTGATGTCTGATATTCGACTGTATCACTTATTTTATTTGATGAACCTACACTGCCATTGCTATTTGGTATTAAATTAGCAAACCCAATACCTGAATTTGATGGTGAACTAGGAGTGCTAGTATAGGTTGCATTTCCTATACTTTGTCCTTGACTACTAATGGTATCATTTGTGCCGTAATTAGTAACACTTTTTATGATATTATTAGTAATAGCATTCTTTATATTTTCTCCACGTTGTCCCGCTTTTCCTATAAAAGGAACAAGTATATTACTAGTAGGTTTTTGTCCTGTTAACAAGTTATTTGCAACCTTGCCTAATGCTGTACTTATTACACCACCAATTGATATATCTGTTAAGTTATCAAAAAATGTTCCTTGTTCGTTTATAGTTGCTTGAGAAGTTGCATTGAAAAGATCATTAGGACTTTGACCATTAGTATTTACTAGTTGTCCGTTTATAAATGCAAGTCCTGATTGATCACCATTACTAAGATCACTTGTCTCAACATCATAATGTATTTCTCCAAATCCTGCAGGACTTGTATTATTAACAAAACCTGTCGCATATTTTACAGTTTCGTAATTTATCGACATTGTATGTTCCATCAAATCTGCACGAGCATAGTCATGATTGTCATGGTTAAAAGCAGTAATAATAGGATTGATTAATGTGTACTCTGCAAATTTATGATTATGCATACTGTATATTTTAATATTCTTAAAAAATCTCTTTGCGCCTCGTTGCAATCCCCATTGTTCTTGTGTTCTATTTGCATATCTATCCTGTGTATTGTAACTGTTACTGTCTAAACTATATGTTGGATCAGCACTGTAGAACACATAATACTTGTGCCAAAGATTTCTAATTAGTTCTTTTACATCGTCATGAAAGCGGACTGTTACTGGATTGTAACTAATCCTATGATGAGTTTGTACTTGTCTGTTGTATTGGTTATGTGTTTGAACATCTATAGCATATGAAGGGAGGCTTACACTTTTAACAAGTATAGGCAATTCAAGTTTTTCTACAGTATTAAATAATCCTGCTGCTTCTGCAGTAAACTCAAATACTACATGAAAGAGATGACCATGTCTTGGTTGTAACTCAAAGTTATTGTCAACAAAAGTGCGCGACGCATGTGTGTAGTCGCGCATTGTATCGTTTGTATCAAACGGGGATAGGTTATTATTTACACTAGCCATTGGAAAAAACTCCTATTAGCCAGTAATAGTTTGACCTAGTGTTCTCGTTACACTTGCACCAACACCATCACCTAGTGGTGATTGTACAGCATTATCAAATCTGATTGACATTGCAACTGTTGCTGGTTCCTGACTTGCATAATTCAAATCACCATAGTTAATGTTCTGAATAAAGCAACCATATAGTTCCCAAGTCTCAAGTACACTTGGTGTATTTGCACCGTTTCCACCGTCTAATACTTCAAAACGTGTGATGAACTTGTAGTCAATTCCTGAACTAGCACTGCTCTGCTCCATCATGTCAAACTGCTTCTGGATTTGCTCTCCACACAACTTTGTTACACCGCCGTTAACATCGTCACGTAGATTAACTGTAACTAAGTCCCATTGATGCTTGCCTACCAAATACACTCTGCTGTTGTACACAGGAATTTCAAACTCTTCAAATGTAACACTAGGGCGTGTAATATCCATAACTTGTTTGGTCATTTCTGTACGAGGACTACTAATACCAAAGTTTTCAAAGCTCGCTCTAAAACGATACTTTAGTTTTGGCATTAACAAGCCTTGACTTGCTGCGCTCTGGTCGCTGTCTAATGGGACAGTAAATTTGCTTAATGATGAAACTGACATGTCGTTTCGCTCCTATAATTATTATAAAAGTATTTATCTAATTTAAGTCATAAAAAATGAGGGGCATTTCTACCCCTCAATTTTGTTAGTTTTTACTTAAACTGAGCTTGCTGCTGCTACGTTTCCGCTTGCAATTTCGCCAGTGTTCTTAAGTCTAATTGGAATAAAGATAAACTCTGCTGCTTTACTAGGTTCAATAGCAATGTCTACATAAAGTTCATTGCGATCAATTCTTGCTGCAGTATTGTTAGTTTCATCACATACTACCAAGTAATCAAATATTCCACGCTTTGCGACCAAATCGTTTAGAGTTTGCTCAACTTGTTGTTT